TGCTGTTCCTGGTGCAATCTATAGAATTAGGATTACTGATGGAGGTGCAGGATATGCATCTAAGCCAACAGTAAGTATTGTTGGTAATGGTAGTTCTTGTACAATTCAAGCTAGTGATATTACAATGAGCAACGGAGCAGTTTCCGAGATATTGGTTAATTCAGCAAGAGTGGGTAGCGGATATACACAAGCTAAGGTTGTATTTAGTGGAGGTGGTCCAACTCGAGCAGCTGCAGCACGTGCAATCATTTCTCCTCCAGGCGGTCATGGTTCAGATCCTGTACAAGAACTTGGTGGATACTATGCTATGATTACAACCACGCTTTCAGGAGAAGAACAAACCGGAGACTTTATCGTTAATAATGGATTCCGCCAAATTGGTATCATTCGCAATCCAAAAGATACTGCTACTAGTGCTATTGCTACAGGTACAACATATAAAGCTCTGATTGGATTACCAATTTCAAACGTTAATGGCGCTGCATTTCAAGTAAATCAAACTGTTACAGGAGCAACTAGTGGTGCTAAGGGTTATATCGATTCAGTGACCTCAACACACATATATGTTCATCAAACTTTAACAACTGGATTTACGTCATTCCAAGCTGCTGAATTAATAAACAACGGTAGCGGAACTACTGCTACGATTGGTACAATAGTTCAACCAGAAGTTAATAAGTATAGCGGTGAACTGCTTTACATTGAGAACATTTCACCTGTTACAAGAAACATCAATCAAACCGAAGATATTAAATTAGTTTTAGAGCTATAATTACAAGGCAAACAACATGTCATTAAAGATTTTTTCCCAAGCGCCGTACTACGACGATTATGATGAGGATAAAAAATATCTTCGCATGCTCTTTAGACCTGGTGTCTCATTGCAAGTTCGTGAGTTAAACCAACTACAAACTTACTTACAATCTCAAATCGAGCGTTTAGGCCTTCATCTATTTAAAGAAGGAGCGATGGTTGTTCCAGGTCAAACTGCGATTGATACAAAGATCATCTACCTAAAGATTGAAGCTGAAACTAATGGTGTGGAGATTTCTACAATATTAGATCAATTAGTTGGGAAGTCTCTTACTAATGATGCTGGTGTTGCAGCACAAGTTATTACTTACGCAGCTCAAGAAGATACGGATCCAATTACATTGATGGTTCGTTATACTTCTTCTTCAGATACAAATACAGCGACTAAAGTCTTTGCATTAAACGAATTATTATCAACTACTATTGATTCAGAACAAGTATTTGTTCAAATTCAATCTGCTGGTGATTCTATCGGTGTTGGTTCTATAGCTTCTATCCAACGCGGTATCTACTTCGTTAAGAGCCAATTTGCGATGGTTGATGAATCCATCATCGTCCTTGATAAGTATTCTAATACTCCATCATATCGGGTTGGCTTGACAATCAATGAGAACATTGTAACATCAAACACTGATGCAACATTAAACGATAATTCTAATGGAACTCCAAATGAGAATGCACCTGGTGCACATCGTTATCAATTAAATTTAGTACTATCAAAGCTTACACTCGATTCTGTACTAGATGAAAACTTCTTAGAACTATTACGTGTTGATGCTGGCCAATTACAAAGTCAAGTAATCACAACTAATTATAATGAATTAGCTAAGACATTGGCTCGTCGTACTTATGATGAATCTGGTAACTATACAGTTCGTGCATTTAAGATGGCACTTCGTGAGCATCGTAATAATAATCGCGGTGCGTGGCACTCATTTACAAGCTATCGTTATGGTGATATTGTAACAAGCGGAGGAAACTCATTTGTTTGTGTAACAAATAATTCAAGCGGACAACTATCTGGGGGAGTAGATCCAAGCGTTAACTTTAGTGCTACAAACCCATATCAAGTTGTTTCAGATGGTAACGTTTCATGGAATTACACAGATAGACCTCCTTATAATCGTGGACTATACACACCAGAAAACGGTGGAGATAATACCAAGTTTGCAGTTGCAATTGAACCAGGTAAAGCATATGTACAAGGTTATGAAGTAGAGAAGATCGCTACTGAATTTTTACCAGTAGATAAGTCACAAACTTATGATCGAATTGATAGCGACTCTGTAGATATCAAGTATGGTAACTATATCTTCGTTAAGAATTTACATGGTTTACCAGATTGCTCAACCTATCCAACGATTGCGCTATTTAATCAACTTTCCCCAGCTTCTAGTATTCAAACCGCCGGTTCAGGTACACAAGTTGGTACAGCTCGTATCCGTGCACTAGAATATTATAGTGGTACTCCTGGTATTGGAGCAATCTATAAAGCTTACTTGTTTGACGTTACTATGTCAAGCGGTTATGTATTTGATCGCGATGTTAAACAGTTATTCTATAGTTCTGGTACAACATTATATAACATCACAGCTGACGTATGTAGTGTATATCCAACATTGACTGGTACAATCAGTGCTTCTACTACAACTATTACTGGTGTAGGTACTAAGTTTTTAACCCAATTAAAAGTTGGTGATTACATCTATGTAGAAAACTCTGTTGGAGGATTTGAATCAGCCAGAGTTGCTACTATTACAAGCAATACAGTGTTATCAATCACTGCAGCATTTAGCGGCACTGTAACAGGAAAAGCTTTTGCTCGTCATCAGACTGCTGTACAAGACCCAAGTTATACAGCATTATTATTCCCACTTGCATATTCATTCATTCGTAAAGTTAAGGGTGGAACTGCAGATAACGTATTTTCTACATCATATACAACTACTCAACGGTTTGATGGCTCAACGACATCAGGGCAAACATCATTAACGATCTCAATTGGTTCTCCTACTGGAGCAACAACTCTTGGTACAGAATTTAATCCTGCGGCAAGTGTTAATGCTTATGTTGTAATCAATAGATCTACTGGTCTTCCAGTTAGTCCGTCTTCCGTCACATTGTCTAATGCTGGTGCTACAGCAGTATTTGCAGGACTTACACAGTCTCAGTCATATTCAGTATTTGCTCCAGTTCGTAAATCTGGTAGTATCGCACAACAAAAATCTAAAACACTAGTTCTTAATTCGGTTGTAGACTTTACAACCGCCGCAACGGTTGCTCCGGTTAAATTATCCCTTGGTAAATCCGATGGTTATCGTTTAGTTAAAGTCTTGATGAAGAATAGCGGTTATACAGCTTCTTCAGATCCATCAACTACTACAGATATCACCGATTGGTATACATTCGATGATGGTCAGACTGAAACACATTATGACTTGGCAACTATCACTCGTAAAGATGGATATCCAGTTCCTAAGGGTGCTGTTCGTGTAATATTCGATTACTTCTCACATACTGTTGGTAATGCTGGTGATTACTTCTCAGTAGATTCATATGCGATGCCATATGAGAAGATTCCATACTTCGTTTACACTGGTGGTTCGATGGCTCTAGCTGACGTGCTAGACTTCCGCCCTCGTATCAATGACGCTGGTACTGCATATTCAAGCACTGGAGCATCACAATCTGAATTGCCAAAACTTGGATTTGAAACGATCGCAAGCTATTCATACTACTTATCACGTCGTGATAAGATCGCGCTTGATATTGATGGTAAATTCTATACAATCCCTGGTGTTCCATCATTGACACCTCAAGAGCCTAAAGATCCTGAATTGGGAATGTTATTAGCTAAAGCTAATATGTCTCCATATACACTATATCCAGATAAAGGTTCTGTAATTGTTGAAACTGTGGATAATAAGCGCTATACAATGCGAGACATTGGTAAGCTTGACAAGCGTATTGAAAACTTAGAATACTATACAGCATTATCGTTGTTAGAATCTGACACTAAATCATTATCTATCCAAGACGATGCCGGTTTAGAACGCTTTAAGAATGGCTTTATCGTTGATAACTTTAAAGGTCAAAGTCTTGGAGATATTGGTTCTGTAGAATATCGCTGTTCTATCGACATGACAAATCAAGAATTACGCCCATTCTATACAATGGACAACGTGAACTTGGTAGAAAAAAATCAGGTTGATACTGATAGAACTGGTGACGGTTATCAGTTAACTGGTGATATCATCACTTTACCATATAACTCAGTTGAATTTATCAAACAACCTTTTGCATCTCGTACAGAGAACGTAAACCCATTTGCTGTCTTTACCTTCTTAGGTACTATGGCATTAAATCCTCCATCAGATGATTGGTTTGAAACAGATCGTCGCCCTGATGTTGTAAGTAACGTTGAAGGTAACTTTAGCGCTGTACTTTCAGCAACAGAAAAATCTGGTGCATTAGGTACAGTTTGGGGTGCTTGGGAAACTACATGGACTGGTGCATCTCGTAACATCGATCGTATGGTTGTTACAAGCGGATTTGATAAAACCGATTACGGTTTAGGAGCTGGTAAATGGTCAGATCGTCATACATTTACAAGCGCTGAACTTGCTGCAATTGGTGGTGATGCTGTTAACTATGGTCAAGATGGAGTTGGTAAACGCGTATTAACATATCAAACCACTGCTACTACAATTGGTCAATCTAGAACCGGTATCACAACATCTGTTACTCCTAAGACTGACTATGAAGTCGTTGATGATAAAGTATTGAATACTTCTATTATTCCTTATATTCGTGCACGAGAAGTATTATTTGTATGCCAAGGTTTAAAACCAAATACTAAAGTAAATGCTTACTTTGACGGTACAGCTATTGGATCATATATTACTCCAGCAACTAAGATTGCAGTTGTACAAAATGGTTCAATTGAATTTGATACAACTACCAATGCTGGCGCTGCATCAAGTGATGTAGGTCGTCAATATAACGGTGCTCCTTCAACTGCATATAATAAAGGTGATGTAGTATACGTTAAGACACGTAGCGGTACAACATATAATAGCCAAATTACTTCTCCAGCTCGTGCTGTTGTAGTAGCGGTTGAAAAAGCAACTGATACTGGTGCAGAAGCGATCTATGTGATGAACGTATATGGTACATTCACAGCCGGTGACGTATTGCAAGGTTCATTATCTGGTGCATCATACATCTGCTCTAATACAGTTACTACAGCCTCTAAAGGTGGTGACTTGGTTACCAACTTCAATGGTACATTAGCTGGTGTATTCTCTATTCCTAACGGCGATGGTGCAAGATTCCGTACAGGTATTCGTGAGTTTAAATTAACAGATAGCCCAACAAACGGATTAGATTACACAACTCAAGGTCGTGGTCAATATCGTGCACAAGGCGTTATCGAAACTAAACAGCGTTCTATCAATGCTGTTCGTAATGCAGAAGTTGTCACAAAACCTGCATCTGAAAGTCGTACTGATGAGATTTTCTCTTCAGAGCGCTTGATTCGTGATACTGGTTGGTATGATCCTCTTGCACAAACTTTCATGGTTAATTCTAAGGGTGGTGCATTTATTACTGGTGTAGATGTATTCTTTGCAACAAAGGATCCAAATATTCCTGTGCATTGCCAAGTACGTGAGTCAGTTAATGGTTATCCAGGAACAGGTATCCTACCATTCTCTAAAGTTGCATTAACACCAGATAAAGTTAATACAACAGCTGACGGTATAAATCCGGATCCAGGTTCAGATAGTTTAGCAACTAGATTTACATTCGAGTCCCCGATCTATGTAAATGACCAAACTGAATACTGTTTTGTATTACTATCTGATAGTAATCAATATCGTGTATGGATCTCTCAGCTTGGTGAGAAGAACGTTGGTACAGATCGATTCATCTCTGATCAGCCTTATGCTGGTGTTCTATTCAAGTCTCAGAATGCTTCTACGTGGACAGCTAACCAAGAGCAAGATTTGAAGTTTACGATGTATCGTGCACAGTTTGTTACAAATACTACTGGTACAGTTACATTCAATAATGATGTTCTTCCTCCAGCTAGATTAGAGCGCGATCCATTCAAGACAACGTATGGTAGTGCTAAAGTTCGTGTGAAGCATAACAATCATGGTATGCCAACTGGATCAAGCGTATTGATTACCAACGTTGCGGCAGCAACATATAATGGTATCGTTACTACTACAAACACTGGTTTAAATGGTACATTCACAATTAGTAACCCAGAATCAGATTCATACGTAATTACAGTATCTACGAATGCTACTGCCACAGGTTATGTTGGCGGAACAGATATAATTGCAACTGAAAACGTACCTATGGATGCTATGAGCTTCATGACACAATCTCAGACATTCTCTGATACTGCATTAAGATATAGCGCATTAGTTACTGATACTTCTTATACAGTTGGATCAGCTGAATCTGATGAGTATGATGTTATTCCAAACCAAACATTATACTTCGATAAATCACAGTTGGTAGCATCTCAAACTAATGAGAATGGTGCAACTTTAGGTGGACAAAAATCTCTCAAGGTTAAAGCACGTATGTCTACTACAAACGATGCAGTGTCTCCAGTGATTGATACATCTCGTTTATCTGTGGCTACTATTAAGAATCGTATTGATAACTTTACGCATCTAACCAAGAACGTATCTGGTCTAGATGATATTACTATTATTGATGCTGGTGCTGGAGTTACCTTTGATAGCGGTAATCCAACTGTTATCAGTATTCCATCTAGTTCACGCGGTGCAGTAAAAGGAATCGCAGTTGGTAAATACATCTCGATTTCTTCAACGAGCACTAATGATACAGCGTCTCCAGTTCGTGTAACAGCCATCGCATCTGATGGTTCTACGATCACGACAAATGGTTCATTCTCAACTCAATCCCCTTCTACATGTACTATTACATTAAAGGATAATTATGTCTCTGAGCATGCTCCTATAGGTGGTTCTGCAACATCTAAATATTTAACGCGTTTAATTAACTTAGAAAATCCTTCTACACATTTGACAATCTTGTTTGCTGCTAATATCCCACCAGTAACAGACTCTGATATTCAAGTTTGGTACAAGTTAATACCAACTGGCACTAACGGCGATATCTCTCTGTATCCTTTCGTACTAGCAACTTCGCCAAATAAACCAGTTGTTAAATCTTCTAGCTCTTCAGAATTTAGGGATATCCAGTATGAATTATCTGACTTACCAGCATTTGATGCAGTGGTAGTTAAGTTAGTATTTAAGTCAGCTAATAGTGCTCAGACACCAAGAGTTAAAGATTTGAGGATAATCGCTTGTGCGTAATGTTAAAGTTGAAAATGAAGTCAACCTTTACAGAGATTTGACTACAGGCGCTATCGTGAATACTGATAGCGCCGGTCATGAGAAGTATCTAAAACAACGTGCAGCAATACTAGAGTCTAGAAAAAATATAGACAAGAATTCAAAGGACATTGAAGAGCTCAAGGGAGAAATTGGCGACATCAAACAAATGCTAACACAGATATTAGCAAATGTCCAAAAATGAGAGAGAAGTAAATGTCCGTCATAACTGTAGGTTTAGAAGATACCTTTAACGATTGGAGGCTAAAGACTAACCAGATTAGTGCCTTAGTTGGTAATCAATCATCTCTTCAAACCTCTGCCTCAGATATCGTATCAGCAATCAATGAAATTCGCACAAACGCGACTATCAATGGTGGCTTAAACACGTATGGTGATACGTTTACTGTAAATATCGATAGTGGCGATTCGGCTGAATTGGTATTAGATGCAAATGGTAACTTAACACTCAGCGGAAGACTTATCGCTGACGTTACAGGTAACCTTTATGGTAATGCAGCAACAGCAACTAAATTAGCTGTTGCCCGTATCATTACCATGACAGGTGATGGTTCGTGGGTAACAACATTTGATGGATCAGCAAACGTAACTGGTTCATTAACGCTTAATAATACTGGTGTTACCGCTGGAACCTATACAAAGGTTACCGTAAATGCTGGTGGCCGTGTAACAGCTGCCACAGCGTTAAGTTCGACTGATATTAACACAGCGCTTGGTGGAAATGCAATCGTTGATTCAACTGGATATACCGATCCTTCTTGGTTGACATCTCTAAGTGCAGGAAAACTTACTGCAGGTTCCTCTGCAACAATCACAAACCTTACACTAAGTAATAGACTATTAGTTTCTAATGGATCTGCTACTAATCCAAGTATTGCATGGAATGCAGATACTGGACAAGATACCGGTTTCTATTGGGGTGGTGATGGTTACACATACTTTTCTAATAATGGTGTAAAGTCTGGAGAAATCCAACCTGGTGGAAACCTAGTCATGGTTGGTGATGTTAGCTCATACTCTGATATCAGCATTAAGAAAAATATTGAAACTATTAAGGATGCACTTGATATTGTCAACTCTTTCAGAGGCATCTATTATGATACTATAGATACTAATGAAAGAAAGATTGGTGTAGTAGCTCAGGAAGCACAGGTAAGAGCACCAGAGTTGGTTAGGTTAGGCAGCGATGGTAAACTTACCGTTGCATATGGCAATATGGGTGGATTATTGTTACAAGCAATTAATGAATTGACGGAGAGAGTTAAAGCTATAGAAGCTAAGCTCGTTTGATATGACTTTACCAGCAACTGGGAAATTATCGCTAAAGGATGTAGCTGTTGAAACTGGAAACAGTTCGACATACTCAGCTTCATTGAGTTGGGTAAAAAGCGTCACTAAACCTACTTTGCGTGAAGCTACCGCTTCTAGCTTAAGCAATGTGCGTGGCTATGCATATTATCAGAAGTCAAATGAAGGCAACTGTAATAACGGTAACTGTACTTCAAATTGTAATTGCGGTAATATCCAATGTACGAACTGTACTATCATAGCTTCTGTAAACTGTATGAACTGTGACTCATCAAATTACTTACAACCTAACTGTAATTGTGCATGTACATATAATTGTATAACTGCAGAAGTAAGTTATAATTGTGCATGTGCTTGTGCATGTGCTTGTGCATGTGACAGCGGCGGTGGTGGTTAATTAAATTATAAGGCTAAATTATGTTATTTGAAATCCTTGCAGAAAAAAATTCAGAAGAGAAAAAAGTCCTCATATATGATAATATGAGCAACACTTTATCTGATGTAGAAGGCTTTGTGTATGAAGCAGAGGAATTAAAAGAAATTGGTAATAAGATTTCTGTACCGTTTTCAAAAACTTCTCCGTTAAAAAAATCAAGGGAAATTTACAAGCTAAAGATCCAGATGGGTCTTTCGTGCAACTATTCATGTGACTACTGTTCACAGAAATTTATTGGTCGTCCACCAGAAACCAGTAAGAAGGACATCGAAGATTTCCTAGCTAAGCTAGATGTATTAGAGTTCTCTGAAGAAAAAGGTTTATCCATCGAATTTTGGGGTGGTGAACCTTTTGTCTATTGGAAGACAATGAAACCATTGGCAGAAGCTTTACGAGATAGGTTTTCCCATTGGAAAACTCAACCTAAATTTTCTGTAATTACTAATGGATCTATACTAACTCGAGATATTTGTGCATGGTTAATGTACATGGGATTTGCAGTATCAATCAGTCATGATGGACCTGGACAACACGTGCGTGGTCCTGATCCGTTTGAGGATCCAGAGAATAAGAAGATTGTATTGGACTTCTATAAGCAAATGAGACCGCTTGGTCGTATCAGCTTTAATTCTATGCTAAACTCTAAGAATAAGAGTCGTAAAGAGATATATGATTGGTTTGTGGAATTTACTGGAGATCCAACAGTTCCGCTTGGTGAAGGCGCAATGGTGGATGCATATGATGCTGATGGTGCAAATAATTCTTTGACAACGAAGCAAGAACACTTTGATTTCCGTAGGATGTCTTTTAATGACATCTATGCAAATGGAGGTCAGATTGGTTTTGGTACAATCCTTCAGAAGGTTGATAACTTTACAACTAGTGTGTTAAATCATGCTGATGCTGAATTTGTGGGCCAAAAATGTGGTATGGATGATGAAGGCGTATTAGCGATTGATATGAAAGGTAATGTACTCACGTGTCAAAACGTTTCAGCAGTTGAGACTGCAATGAATGGTCAATCGCATCTTGGCGGTAACTTAGATAATTATGATGCTGTTTCCATCAACACTTCTACACATTGGAAGAACAGACCTGATTGCTCTAGTTGTCCAGTTTTACATGTATGTAGAGGTTCATGCATGATGTTGGATGGAGAATTATGGAAGACAACATGCGATAACGCATATTCAGATAACATTGCGTTGTTTGCATTGTCCATTGAAAAAATCACTGGGGGTTATATCCCATATTACATAAATAGTGATGTATTACCAGATGATCGTAAAGATATTTGGGGAACAATCCTTCCTCATAAAGAGAAGGAATTAAGAAAGATCATTCCTATAAAAGTAGTGAATGAGAAAGTTAAGTTTGATGAATTTGAAGTTTATACACAAGCAAAGGTGGAAGCATGATAGCTATTGATATCGAGGGAGAATTTATCCCTAACTTATTGATGCAGTTAAAGACTATTCCTGGCGTCGTACAAGTTCGATGCAATC